ACAACTGGTCGATGCCGGTACCCTCTCAAATCTCCCCGGTGGCCTCAAATCTCGTGGACTACGCATTAAGGGCGATGATACGCCTATCGCTCCGGGAGAATTCAGAGACGTCGACGTCGCCTCTGGAAACATAAGAGACTCGATCCTTCCCCTTCCATACAAAGAACCCAGCAATGTTCTGTTCCAGTTGTTAGGACAGATCGTTGACGAAGGCCGTCGCTTTGCCGCAACAGCTGACATGCAAGTGTCTGACATGAATGCACAAGCTCCGGTCGGTACCACTTTAGCTCTTCTTGAGCGCCAACTCAAAGTCCTCACTGCCGTTCAGGCCCGGGTACACTTTGCTTTAAAGCAAGAGCTAAAACTTCTCAAGAACATCATCCGTGACTACACAGACCCGGACTACACATACGACCCAGAGTATGGTGGCCGCAAATCTAAGCAGTCTGACTACGATAAGGTTGATGTTATTCCTGTGTCAGATCCCAATGCTGCCACTCTCTCACAACGTGTGGTGCAGTATCAAGCGGTCATGCAAATGGCGCAAATGGCCCCACAGATTTACGATCTGCCACAGTTGCACCGTTCCATGCTGGACGTTCTAGGTATCAAAAATGCAGAGAAGCTCGTGCCCCTGCCCGATGATCAGAAACCAACAGACCCTGTGTCTGAGAACCAAGCCGCACTTAAGGGTAAACCCTTAAAAGCGTTCCAGTATCAAGACCATCAGGCGCACATGGCCGTGCACCAGTCCATGTTGCAAGACCCCATGATCGCAGCCGTCATTGGGCAAAACCCACAAGCGCAAACCATCATGGCCGCTCTTCAAGCACACATTGCAGAGCACGTTGGGTTTATGTACCGCTTGCAGGTTCAGCAACAGTTGGGATTGCCTCTGCCAGAGGAAGACGAGAAGGTTTCTCCAGAAGCCGAGAAGGCAATGTCAGCCATGATGGCACAAGCGGCCAATCAGGTATTGCAGCAAGCTCAAGCAGCGGCGGCTCAACAGCAAGCCATGCAACAAGCCCAAGACCCTGTTATCCAGATGCAACAGCAAGAGCTCCAGCTTAAGCAACAAGAGTTGCAACTCAAGAAAGCCAAGGCCGCATCCGAGTCAGCGGTTGCAATGGCCAAGGTGCAGTTGGAGACCGAGAAGGTTGGCGGAAACTTAAAGCTCAACTCCATGAAAGTGGGCGCAGACATCCGAGCCAAACAACACCAAGTGGCTTCGCAAGAACAACAGGCAGGGTTAAAAACAGGTTTGGATATTGCCAAACACAAAGCGGAGATGGACTTGCAAAAGCGTCAAGCCATGCTAGACCATATCCAACAATTCAAACGGGACGAAAAACCAAAGGAGAACCCTGAACAATGATCGACCAATTCGCACGCGTATTGCGCGAAAAAATACGTACCGACATGAACAACTACGCCGACGACATGGCGGGGGGTTCGTGTCGCACTTTTGAAGAGTATCACAAACTTTGCGGTGTTATTTCAGGTCTAGCCATCGCAGAGCGTTATTTACTTGACCTGCTAAAAGAAATGGAAGAATCGGATGAGTGATTTAATTTTGCCTCCCGGCATTGAGCCGTTGTCTGCGCCTGTAGAAGATGCAACACCGGAAGAGAAAGCAACCGTCCTGCCTGATCCAACAGGCTTTCACATCCTGTGCGGACTGCCTGATATCTCTGACAAGATTGATGGTACTGAACTGGATCTCGTGCGTCCCTCCCAATATGCTGAGCGCGAACAACACGCAACCACTGTGCTGTTTGTGCTAAAGGTTGGACCAGAGGCGTACGCTGACAAGACCAAGTTCCCTAGTGGTCCTTGGTGCAAACCCGGAGACTTTGTGTTGGTACGTACGTATTCTGGTACGCGATTCAAAATCTTTGGCAAAGAGTTCCGTCTTTTGAATGACGATCAAATTGACGCTGTTGTGCAAGACCCTCGTGGGATTTCCCGCGCTTAACGGAGTAAAAAATGGCTGAACAATTTAAGTTCCCAGACGAAATAGAAGAAAACAATGTAGAGATCACGACTGAAGCCCCCGAAGTCGAGATTGAAATTGTTGACGATACGCCTGTGCAAGATCGTGGGCGTCAACCACTCAACCGTGAAGTTGAAGACCCAACGGATGAGGAAATCGAAAGCTACTCTGATAACGTCAAAAAACGTATCAAAGAACTGACACACTCCAAGCACGATGAGCGCAGGAGAGCAGATGCTATTGCACGCGAAAAAGAAGAGCTTGAGCGTCTTGCAAAACAATTGATTGAGGAAAATAAAAGCCTCAAAAAGAGCGTTAACGTCGGTCAGGAGGCATTCGTCCATTCTGCCAAAGAGAAGGCAGAGGCGGACCTTGCTATGGCTCGCCGTCAATATAAAGAGGCGCAAGAGGCGTTTGACACAGACGCTATCATTGCTGCGCAAGAAGCGCTGACGGAAGCAAAGTGGAACCTCGAGAAAGTAAAAAATTATCGAGTACCCCCTTTACAAGAGCAACAAATTCCTGTACAAACTCAACCTAGACAGACTCAAACTGTTCAACCGGACGAAAAATCCCTGCGCTGGCAGGCAAAAAACCAGTGGTTCGGCTCAGATGGGTTTGAAGAAGTTACCAGCTTTGCACTAGGGCTGCATCAAAAACTAGTAACCGCAGGCACGGACCCGCGCTCTGATGAATATTACGAGCAGATTGATGCTCGCGTACGCTCAAAGTTCCCCGAAGTTTTTGGCGAACCTGAGAAAAAACCTGTAGATGCCAGAAGGCCCTCCACTGTTGTAGCGCCTGCGTCGCGTTCAACGACTGCAGGTAAAGTCAAACTTACCACGACTCAATTGAATCTGGCTAAGAAATTTGGACTAACCCCACAACAATACGCTGCGCAAGTGGCAAAACTGGAGAACTGAAATGGCTGACACAAAAATTAACCGTGACTTAACTACACGCGAAAAATCTGCTCGTACTGTATACAAACCAGCGAGCACCTTGCCTGACCCTACTCCCGAACCCGGGTATGGATTCCGTTATATCATGACGCACATACTTGGTAAGGCAGATCACACTCGCTTGTCCCGCATGAGACGAGATGGGTGGGAACCGGTTAAGGCGGCTGACCATCCCGAATTGATGATTGAGGGTAATGCCGAAGGTAATGTTGAAATTCAAGGGTTGATACTTTGTAAAAACTCAATTGAGAACATCAGAGCCTATGACGAGTATTACGCTAAACAAGCAGCAGATCAGATGGATTCAGTCGACAACAGTTTCATGAAAGACAATGATCCAAGGATGCGCAAGTTCTCAGAGAAATCCTCTACAACAACCCGCGGAATTGGATTTGGTGCAGGTTCCAAGTAAATTTTTTAGGAGTCCTTAAATGGCTTATCCAATCGTTTCAGCCCCTTACGGGTTTAAAGCGGTCAGTGAGTTCGGTGGTCTACCCTATGCTGGTTCTACCCGCATGTATCCCATCGCTACTGGCTACAACACTAACTTGTTCAATGGCGACATTGTTCAGTTGTCTGGCGGTACTATTGTTGCTACCACCATGTCAGCCGCCTCTTCTCCTGCTACTGCCGTAGCTGGTACATTGGGCATTTTCGTTGGCGCTGAGTACACAAACTCTTTGAGCCAACCCACTCGCGGTCAATACTGGCCTGCCAATACTGTGTCTAACAACGCAGTTGGCTACGTCATTGATGATCCCCGCGTGGTCTTCAAAGCTGCCGTTGTTGCTCAAGGTACTTCCTTGTCTAACACTGCTTCTACCATCGGTTATGTGAACCCCACCTTCATCGGTACTAACATGTACGCTATCACTGGCGGAACAGGTAGCACCATCACTGGTGACTCCGCAATGGCCGTGTCTGGTGCAGTTGTTAGCTCTGGTACTTCTGGTAACACACGTATTGCAACATTGTTGCCTTGGCGTGTTGTGAGCGTTGTGCCTGACACAGCCGTTACCGTTACAGCTACTGCTTCTACTTCTGGTTCAAGCACAACTGTGACATTGACTGCTGCTAACTCAGCAATTCAACCCGGTATGCAGTTGATCGCTCCAAGTGGCACTGGCTCTGCACAAGGTAACTACATCTCTGTGGTCACCGTGTCTGGAACTACCGTGACTGTGAATAGCGCCATTACATTGGCCGCTGGTTCTGCAGTTTCTTTTGTTGGTTATCCCGAAGTATTGGTCACATGGAATGCTACATTCCAAGGCATGACTAACACTGCTGGTGTATAAGGAGTAATCTAAAATGGCAATTTCACGCGCACAACTATTAAAAGAACTCCTTCCCGGATTGAACGCATTGTTCGGTTTGGAGTATGCCCGTTACGGCGAAGAGCATAAAGAAATCTACGAAACAGAGAAATCTGAGCGTAGCTTCGAAGAAGAGACCAAACTCTCTGGTTTCTCCGCTGCTCCAGTCAAGGCTGAGGGCACTGCACTGTCTTACGACAATGCACAAGAAGCTTTCACCGCAAGGTACAGCCACGAGACAATCGCCCTTGGTTTCTCGATCACTGAAGAAGCGATCGAAGATAACTTGTATGACTCTTTGTCTGCACGTTA